AAGCCGCTTCGCTTGTAACGAGGCTATCNGANCATAGTATTTAGTTATTATTGGGGGCTACATTAAATCAAAGGGGCAAAAGGTCAGTAGAATATATGAAAATAATTAAATGAAAGTAATAATAGAAAAATAAAAATTGGAAACAAAGCCATATGGTTGTGCTTTGTGGCAACCCCGAAGGGCCTTAATCAGTGGCCTTTGATATAACAGCATGAGCAAAAATATAGCCCTTTACTATCTTCTCTAATTCCTCTATTCTTTTATTTTTAGCATCTAGTATTTGGTTAATATGCACCATTCTTAATTCATCTGCAAAACTCATAATATCACTCTCCTACCTTTATCCAATCGCCATTCCAAGCCTCGCCATTTAGATACCATACAAAGTCCTTTTGTTGAATGCTAACCCCTGTTAAACCGTTTAGCCTTTCCTTAGTTGTGTTTGAAGACCATCCACCATTTGAAATGAATGTTCCTTTAGGACAACTGTAGGCGATTAGGTTACCGTATAGCATCATTATTTTACTTACTGATTTACCAAATGCCGAGAATCCATGGCTATGGCATACTATTTCGGTATTGCTTTTTTTGTAGTTTCTACTGGTTTCGAACGCAATACAAGCCTCTTGGGTAATTTTTCTCATAGTGTTATCAAGTATTTCCAATTATAGCAGGGTACGCCAAAGTCTAGTACCATATGGTGTTGCTTTGTTTAACCCCAAATTGGGATTAGCCACCCCCCAGTGCCGAAGTACTGAGGGGGGCAGACGGTACAATGTACCTGCAACGGTTGGGAAACCGAGGATTGTAACTAGTTAATTTATTGGTCAACTATGTGCTTGATTTTAAGTCTCCTACACTTTTGGACTATATTCCAAATAGCAGCCTTTTCTTCTTTAGAAGAATTTGGGTACATGGCATTTATTTTATCTGCCGTACCTATTACCTTTTTTTGTTTTGCTATTTCTTTTAGGAGCATCTTTTCAGTTGAAGTAAGTTTCCTCATTCTAAGACCACCTCTTCAACTTCCAACGGCCAGCCATGACGCTTAATTGTCTTGGTAACTGTAGGTTTTTTCTGTCCATAATCATCCCTAGAGTATAGGGGCTCTATCTTCCTAGCATATTCTTCCGCTTTTTCTTTACTTAGCATATTCACCACTTAGTAATACTGGGGTTTCTGCATTATGGACTAGGGTAACAAAGCCTACCATATGGTACTGGCTTTGTGAACCCCACGAATAAGAAATCGGGAACAGTGTTCCGTAATTCGCTGAAAAAGGGCTGCGCTCACTGATGGTATCTTATCCCTACTAATTTAACTAGTATTTCATAGGGGTTCGAAAACCATTCCGATTTTGCTGTCAGTCGATTGCTACTACTACGGTCTTATTCCGTCATTCTCACCCGACCCCTTGTTGTCTAGAATGTCCAACGGGTATTGGGGGTGGAAAAAAAGCGGGGGTCTATGATACAAATGCGCCCGCAAGTGTAAGCCTAAAAAACATCTCGTGGTGTTCTACTAGACCCCCTAGAAGGGGAGTGGAGACAGAGTTGATAACAATAAAGCCAAAAACACGCAGACAATCTCTGCTAGGAATACGCTCTGTCTCCTTGGAATGGGCGAGAGAAAATCTTTATCTGTTGGCTTGAAAACAACAGGATGCGAGGATAAGGTAGTGCATGGCATGACTACGGTAGCCCTTAAGATTTTTTTATTTGCTCCAAACTCTCATGAAGTGTGGTTATACTTCGGGTTCTTCTTCAAGAAAATCCCAAATATCTCTATTTGGGTTATCTTTACTATTCAAGTAAATATCATCTCGATTTCCCCCTATGTTGCATAACCACATCAAGTGGTAATCGGATAGATACTAACTTGCCACTTGAATAACACTAGCACCGTTGTAGAATTATAAGGTACTAAAACAAAGCCATTTAGTACCATATGGTTGTTTGGCTTTGTAGAACCCCAATTTAAAAATTGAGGCCCAGCAAGGTCAACTTTTGAATCAGTGGTCGCCCTCCGGTGTTTCCGCAGGGACTTCCTCAAGAACTGGATAGTCTTGAGTACTTAGTCCGGCAATTGTGCCATCCCAAATCTTCTTAGCATACCTAGCGAGCATATTACGCTTCATTAGGTCTACTTGCTGGTCAGCAAACTCGTCAGCAGTAGAGTAACTAATTCCTCCATGCTTACCAGTGCCTCTAGCATTAATCAAGTTAAGTACGGTTTCTGCATACTTCATAGCAGCCTTGCGTACTTGCTTCTCTAAGAGAGAATCGAATGCTACATCTTCAGCAGCCGGTAGTACTGGCTGGCGAGATTGTAGTTGTGGCAGGTTTCCGCTAATACCGTAGACGGTTCTTAGTTCGCCCCATTTCTTGGTGCGTTCCTCGTCGGTGGTTGCGTTCCTACAGTTGGCTATGGCTGCTGTAATAGCAGGGCCCATAGCACCGGCATCGTGGGATTTCAATGTTTCTTCCATTGAAACTAATTTTATCTCTAATCTGTTCATTTCCATAATAATTCCTCCAAAACGGTTGATTCATTAGTTGCCTTGCTAGACAATAGTAATTGGCGTTCTCAAATTATAAGGTATTAGAACAAAGCCCTCTACTACCATATGGTACTGGGCTTTGATAGTACCTTACCTAAACAGAGTGCTAACGGTATTATATGCTTCCTAATAGAGAAACATTTGAAGAATGGGCGAAGGATTATCAAGATTATTGTGATGGTGAACATACAGACGACCTTTTGGTTGAATATGTAGATGGTTTGGTTCCACATACCTATTCTGAGATTTCGAAACAGTTTAGCGACATGCACTTAGAAGTTGAACAATATCAAGTAGGGATGCCAATATGGAAAATTATGCAAATTAACTTATTCGAAAATTATTATGCTATATTCACCGAAGTATATGAGGAGTTGACTGCATATGACTGAAAGACAAAAAATTGAAGATTTAGCACAGGACGAACCGGTTGACGGCTTAGAATTAGTGGTATTGCAACGCTACCCTAGACGCAGGGTTGAATCTGCAAACTATACCGGATTTATTGCGGCTGCATGTGGTAGGGATGAAACTGGAATCGTCGGTATCGTCCTATGGGGCGGCCAAGTGGAGAAAGTCAAATCAGGGGATGTCGTAAGAATCGAAGGCGGTATGTGTGCCATGAGGCAGGGCGAACTTATCGTTTCCGCTAGGGATGGCAGTATAGAGGTGTTAGAGAGGTGAATAAGAATGTGGCCCTTCGGGGTCACTAAAACAAAGCAAGCCACCTAATCACACTATAGTCCCCTCTTTCAAAACCGTAAGAAAAATTTACCCAACTAAACGCTTTAGGGAAGTTATAGTAATTCTAATTGCTCCTTATAGTATATAGGGGATATATTATGTTATAATTTATAGTATGGAATATAACATGTACGGGGTCAGTCTCACGATTTGGTGATGAGACTGAAGATGAGACTGAAAGGATAGGCTTTCAGTACATCATTTATTATTATTCAATCTCATAATCTCATAATCTCATATCATATATCTCTCTCCCCACCCCTATTTCTCCCTTTATCTCTCTCTCTTGGGCGATGAGACATGAGACATGAGACTGAAGGGGCAAAGTTGGTCGCAGTGGGGCGTTTCTCTTTGTCTCATGGGTTGTCTCATGGTTGTGTTTTTTTAGATTTTTTAACAGAGGGCAAACTATTTCCGTAATAAATATGTATTATTTAAGAAGGCTATATTTTGTAATATAATAAATGCGGCTTTCCTTAGGGGTGCGTAATATATATTCACTTCCCAAATAAGAGGGCTTTAATAGGGAATGTAAAAGTAGGGATTTATGGAATGGGATGACCTAGTACTGTTAGTCGAGGCATATATGGAAGATGCTGATTTAGGTAAATTGGAAGATGTTGTAGATACATTAATTTCAGCAGGTAACGATAATGAGAAGGAAAGGAAGAATGCAGAGTTCTCCATTAGAGGACTACTGAAGGGAAGAGATGGCTCTCCCTTTAGGCAAGGGGTAAGGAGCACTCACCCTGTCTCTGTAAAGGTCAATGTAGACAAAGTGGCTAAGATGGTCTATGAGGCATCTAAGGTATATTTCGAGATGGTTCCTAACGGACTTCATCTCAAGCATGGTAAGAGTGGGGGAGGCGGATATGCCAGTGCCCACGAATACGCACTCAACGAGAAGAAGAAAATTTCAACAGATTTGCAAAGGCGTTTTACCAATAAGAAATGGGATGGTACTTTAGAGGGGTTGGGTTACGCCCCTATTAGTGAGGAAGAGTAGGTAATCCTAAAGTGGTTAATAATGTTATAAAATTATTACAAAAATTATCTATATGAGGGACATGCCAGTTATAAGTGAGGGGCGAGGGTACAGGTATCTTGTGGATTCAGACCGACCTCCCAACTATATTTTTTATTTACTAAAGGAATGATTTGGAATGTTGAGTGACCACCAAGATACGGACTCGTTCTCCTACAATAGAACTTGGGATGACTTCCAAGACATGTTAGAAAAGGCAGAACGAAAACAAAATATGCACTTCACCAAGATGCACCAAAAGCAATCTAGAGAAGACCGCATATATCATATGAGAAATTTCAAGGCACTAGAAGGAGTAATCAAAACTCTTCGATGGGCTATGGGAGATGTTCGAATAGAACACCCACTTGAATAAGAAGATAGGGGTAGAGCAAAGAGGCCTAAGACAAAATATGCTCCCCCTATCTTCAACAGGTGATTTAAATGAAATCAGAAAAAGTAATCTTAGATTGGCTAGCGAAATATGTAGACGATGTAACCACTGCTGAAGTAGATGGTGAGAAGGTTATCCTACGATGTGGGGATAATGTAGTCGGCATGTTAGTCTACCAACGCTTAATCAAGCAGGTGAAATAAATGAAACTCAAGAAGATAGCATATAGGCTACTTCAATTACTAGAATTTCTAGTATTGGCATATCTAATCAATAGATATGTTATATGATTCCAGTCGGTTTTTGCAGTAAAAACGACGAAGGTTACACGGCAGATAGTAGTCCTCCAACTACGAAGTCGTTTCCCGACGGGGGTGATTATTATGATAGAATGGATTAAAAGATTCTTTACTAAGAGTGAGATAAGAAGGGCCGACTTGCCTAAATGTAGCAAGTGCGGTCTTCTTTCTACTAAGAGAATCGAGATAAGATTTATACAGGGCGAAGAGATTTCGTCAATAGCGGGCAATTGTTGTGACAGTTGCGAAGATGATTTAAGCAGGGAGTTTAATCCATTATGGATTCCTCCCTTAGTTTTTGAACAGGAGAAATAAATATGAAAGATGTATTGATATTTTGCGGATATACTTCCGCATATAGTTTGATGAATGACCACATGAATAAAGCAGAACTGACAGACTTGTTAGAATCTCTAGTAGATAGTCCCGAAGATGCAGTTGATTTTGTTAGGGAAGAAGTAGAAAGAATAGCAGCCGATTATTTTGATTGGGTAGACCATGAAAGGATGAAGAGTAATGCAGATGAAGAAGCCTATCAAAGATATAGAGATGGTGATTAATATGAGTGGTAGAGCAAAGAGACTAGGAAGAGTAACTAGACAAGAAGCGAATTGGTTAGACGCACTAGAAAGAAGTGATTTAGATACTTCGCTCCCCTTTAGTGGAACTGATGCTGCTAGAATGGTGGCAATAACTCCTAATAAAAAAGGGCACATAATGAAAATGATTCCAATACCTAGGAAAATGACTAGGCTATTGATTAAGAGCCCTAACTATGTTAGGTGGAATTATTCCAAATATAAGCATGGAACAGTTTACTGGGTGAGAGTAGATGACTAAATATACAGAAGATGATATTGGCAATATAGTAACTATTGAAAGAGACAATGGTACACTAATTGATGAACGAATTGTAATGGTTTATTGTCAAGTTTGTGCGGCTAGATTTATCGGGCCGATTAGAGAAGCAGGTGGTTTCCTTGGGGGCCATGATATTTTTCACACATGGGAATTTAAGATTGAATATGAAACAGAATTGGAGGCATAAATATGACTGATATAATATGGAAAGAAGGAGAAGGATTGAAGTACGGATTACCTGACCAAGATTGGGCTACTAGGAAACTACTAACAGTTTATCCAACTAAGCATGGTTGGAGAGTAACAGTTTGCTGGGGCGATACTTGGAATCACTTAGTAATTAAAACACATGAGAAGTTCGAACCGTGTTTTAACCAAGCAATCCGACAAGCGGTTAGAGAAGGCTGTCCTAAAGAATGGCTACCCGAACCTTTAGACGGTGTTGATTCGGAATGAGTTTTGGAAAAGAATTTGTACCTAGTCTAAGAAGAAGCGGTATCATTGCCATGAAGGTAAATGTTGCTCCGATTATTATGGGTAGAGACGAAGCAATTTCTTCTCTAGTAGAAAAGATAGGATGGAGAGGAATACCTTACATCCATAATCTAAACAAAGGTAAAACCAAATCACAATTAACTATGGCGGCAAAATACCTTTCCTATTATGGTTATTTTGAACATCAGCCACAATCTAGAGAGCAGTGTGTAGAATACTACAAAGACCAACTAGAAGTTTGGGATGCTTGTGCTTACTTAATTGACAAGCATTTCCCAGAATTTAATAATTTAAAAGGTGAATAAAATGAATATATTTGCACTATCAGAATGCCCAAGAGAATCAGCACAAGAAATGCTAGACAAGCATGTAGTAAAAATGCCGACTGAAACATGTCAAATGCTACATACTAATATACTCTACATGAGGTTTATTTCTGAATGTCGCTATGAACCATCATTGGCGGAACTAAAGATATATCATAAAATGATTAATTCTAGACTAATGAAACCGGCTATGTTAAATCATCCTAGTACCATTTGGGCAAGGAAGTCTTTAGATAATTTCAATTGGCTACTAGCACATGGTAAGGCCCTTTGCGAAGAATTTACTTTTAGATATGGTAAAAGGCATGGTTCTTATGATAGGATTCTTGATGTTGTCGATTACGGTAAGTTGCTTAGAAGTCACGATTTTACTTGTAAAGAATTAACTCCGGTAACAATTGCTATGGATGACTATTACCGATTAAGTCCCCAAGAGAATACATGGAACTTTGTTATAGAAAGTTATAGACACTATTATTTACAAGGTAAATGGAAATTTGCAACTTGGAAAAATGGCAGGGCTCCTCCTTGGTGGCCAGCAGACCACTACAAGAATATGAGAAATTCTGAAATAAAAAAGAGTAATGAAATATTTGGTACTAATACGGAGATGATTGAATGATTGAAGTAACTTGTAATAAATGCGGCTGGCAAGGAGAAGAAGAAGATTTAGTGATGTTTGAAGATGGGGATGGTATTGGGAAAGGTTGTCCTACTTGTAAAACAGATTGCTATTTAATGGATAAGGAGATGATTGAATGATTGAATGTAGAGAATGTAAAGGTAACAACTTTATCAAAACCTTTTGCCATGCGACAGAGAGATTTGTTTATGACGATTGTTGGGATTGCCTTTCTGAAGAAATGTACGCAATAGAAATGCAAGAGAAGATTACTAAAATACTTATTAGTGAACCTAGTGAGGAACTACTCACTACTATTAGCGGTGTATTAGTTAGGACGGTAATTGAAAATAAAGAAGGTGCATTAATGCACAAAGATATAGAAGAGATATGGAATTTAATGAGGGATTAAAATGGAAGTAGAATTTAGAATAATAGATGATGAAGAATTACCTGCGGTAATTATTAAAGAGAACGCAAACGGAAGTCCGGAGATATTGATTAACAACTATCATAGGCTTTGGCTATGTTTGCAGCGAGGAACAATTGCTGGGATTTTTGAAGTATTCCCAAAGAAACTAACAGAGATGTTAGATGCTTATTTGAGAGAGCAATACCAATACGAGATAATGGATAGAGGTGAATAATAATGGTAGCACTACATAAAATGGAAAGTAAGTTCGGTACTTGTATCGAATGTAAGAAAACCCAAGGCTCTACTAGTTGTGATAAATGCAGGGGGCCAAGTTGTCCTTCCTGCGTATGTATCATTCCTAAAAAACAAGGGGAAGTAGAAATAAGACATAAGAGTTGTATAAGAGGTGGAAAATAATGGATGAATTACTAATTAAACCTAAGAGAAAATTAGGTACTGGAAGATATGATAGGAAACTAATCGAGAGGATGGTTGATTTATCTGTAGCAGATGATTATGAAGAGGCTTGTAAAGAATGGATTGCCACCGGTAAAGTTTACTGGGGAGATATCGAAGTCCCCGAATGGTGGGAAGATAGAAAGGGCGAATGTCTTTGTGGACATAGGATTGTATATCACTTTGAAGTAGAAAATACTGAAAATGGAGAAATGATTTTAGTTGGTTCCGACCATATTAATTCCTACCATATTCTAAAGCAGATAGCACTATCTACTGGAATGCAGGAAGAGATGATTACTGATGAAATGATTGATGAATGGATGAAGGTAAGAGTTGCTTCTATGATGCAAACCGCTTGGTGGCATAAACATGGAGAGCATTTTACTGAAATGTTTGAAGCCGTTAAAGAATATGATGTCAGAGTAAATGTTAGAGTTCTAAAGTGGGAATACGATGCTAAGGTACAAACTAGGCGACCTGTTACTGCGATAAGGAAAGCAGGTAAAGGAAACTATGGCGAAGATGGCCACACTATGGCATCAATTGTTTGGAGATGGAATCATCCCGACAATCCCAAAGCGCAGATAAACACTAGGGGATATCCTACCGAGAAACTATGGCAGGATTTGGTTCTATTCAATCTTAGAATAGGAGAGTATAAGCAGCAATGTGAGATAGAAGATATGCAATTGGATGTCTTAATGTCTCTAAAGGAAAAGAGAGAATCTCTTAGAGCGGCGCAATATACTATGTTAAGAGAAGATAAGGATAGATTGGCAAGAGAAATGTTTGCTAAGGTTTGTGAATACTACGGACTTCCGGACTTTTACAATATATCTACCGACCATATGACTACTTGGGAGAAGAATTTCGTCGGGGACATGAGGGAAAGGGTTACTAGAGGCTATGGCCACATACCCCATCTTTCGGCCCAGCAACTACAAACCCTTGATAAGATTATCAAGGGCGAAGATACTCCATCTACATACAAGCAACAGAGATATTTGGTAAGGCTTGGATATGAAGGAGAAGTAGGAGAGTTAGGTCAGAGAGAGGCTAGTCAAATAATTGACAATATATTGGCTTCGGGTGGCAAACCCGAATACTAAACGCAGGGCTTTAATAGGTAATGCGAACTAAAAAAAATAGAAGAGGTGAATGATAAATGATAAGTTTAACAATTTTGAATGAGACAGGACATACATCACTATCCCTAGTGGCTAGTGAAGTAATAGAGCAGATTAATACCCACCCTACGGATTGGGTATTTATTGACGGAGAAATGGTATCGAGAGAGAACATTTCATCTGTTAACTGGGATGATGTCGAATCGGTTGTTTTAACTCCGGCTATCGTCGGCGGTTGAAATAACTAAGTAAATAGGGAGGGTAGTAATGGGAAACTACTCTCCCTTCCCTTGGGGTTGTATTATGTTTTTTAAAAATGAAAGGCAATGTATATCGGTGATTGAAACTTTCATCGAGGAACTTAGCCCTGTTAACAGGACTAAAATGGAGTTGGTTATCTCTTTAGATAACTCTCCAAAGGAAAAGATATTTGCAATTACTTCCGTATTTAGAGAATGCCTATGGGACATTCCGGAAGCAGTTGAGATGGGATTCTTCGAATGGATGGCAAAGAACATACCCGAAAGAATAGAAGCAATAGAATACTATGAGGCTTTAAAATGAAAGACAAAGACCCCAATTATACTCCTAGTGCTTGGTCGTACAAGAAAAGAATAGCGACTAAGTGCAGAATATGTGGTAAGCAGTTAGTCTTACCCGAAGAAATGAAGAAAGAAATACACGATAATTGTGATAATAATTTAAGTAATAATACATATATGATGTGATAAAATGAGAATAACAATAGTAAATACAGACAGAAGTACTCTAATAACAGAAATAACTTCAGATGGGGGCCTAGTCCTACCAATGCGCCGAGAAGTATCGGGAAGAGTTCAGACCAAAGGCGACCCTATTCATACGAGCCTAACTAATCTCTTTTCTAGACAGTTAAAGAAAAACTATGGGGAATGGGAAACTGTTCTTACTATAGGTGGGTTGCCTATACATGTAAAATACGATGGTAAGTATTATGTCATGGGTAAGAGCCATAGTCTGAAATTAATATCTTCGGCCTTGGCTAGAGTTGCCTACAGTGCTGCTGTGGGCGAGACGGATTCTTCTAAATTGCTAAGTCTTTTGTTTACTAATATGGAAGTTCCGGAGCCTATCTCTTATGCTATTGAGAATAGGGCCCCTTACCATTTCTATGAAAACTACAATAAGGTTGAGGTTAGATTAAATGTAGAAAAAATAGGCTCTACCAAATATGCAATAGAAGTTTCCGATTCGGTGTGGGGAGAAATAGCCCAAAAGGATTTAGTGACCTTTGTTAATTCGTATAGGGATGGAAGTAGAAGAGGCAATTGGAATAACCTTTCGCCTAAAATGTTATTTTGTAAATTAATGGAAAGAGAGCCTAGCGAATCAGAATTAAAGTTGATGAAGGCGTTCCTTTCACAAAACAGAACTAGCGATATAGTGGAAAGGAGAGCCAAGGAATTAGTTGAGGAAATATGTGAAAATTTCCCGAAGACTTTCTTCTATCATGTTGAAGAAGAAGGGGCAATAATCAAACCAAAGAGACATGAAAAGGTCATTAAGGGGAAGCATTATTTTAGAACTGATAAGCAGACAGTAGGCTCAAATAATAACGAGTGGCTATTTATTAGGGGTAATTCGTATGATTGGAAGATTAGGAAGTCTAGCAACCAAGAAAGTACCCAATCGGTACAGACATATATTTGGCAGAGATTCACTACAAGGATAAAAGTCGGTCAAACAGAAAATGAGAGTGGAGAATGGATAGATGTCTTCGAAATCACTTATCATTACGGATGGGCTGGCCCTATATGTGTAGATAATATGAATTTTAATGGGGCTACTAGCGTAGGCGACCAAATGGTGGCTAGAGGATTCGCTTTCATGAATGATAGTGCTACTATTCGTTTAGTTAGTACGATTAACTCTTATCTCAATGAAAGGGATATGAGTAAGAACCGATTAGACTTTGAAGATTTAATTAAAAACGACTTGGGTCGATTACTATGACATGTATAGAGTGTGGAAATAATAATTTTAGTTTTGATGAAGTAATGGGAGAAAGAATCTGCGACGATTGCGGCTTGGTTGAAATAACCGAATTGTTTGAACAAAGCGTTTCGCAATTCAACCCATCCGGAGAGGTAGTTAGAGAGTCTACCTTTAGGAATACTTTAGGAACCACTAACAGAAACAGATACGATGCTTCTGAAACTAACATACAGACAGGGTTGGTATATTGTAATCTAGTTCTATCGTCTATTGCTACCAATCATCCTCTAAGAGATAGAGTAGAAGAATGCTATATTTCTTTATTTAGAGGGCATGTGTTTAGTAATAAATATAGTTACGAGACTAGGGCAACGGCATTAGTGTATTATGTTCTGAAAGAAAACGGAATACCTATCAAACTTAGAGAAGTTAGAAAGGAATTCGAATGTGATATGAGAAAGGTCAACCGCCTAACTAGGGCAATAGCAAAGCACTTTGGTAACTCTAGTGTATATGCTAGAGACAATACGGTTTCGATGTTAGATAAAACTTCTAGGGCTATTTATGATAGTGCTGAATTTATTACGCTATGTCAAGAAATGCACATAATGTTAGAGCCCATCCTAGAGGCAAGCAATTTTACCAAGGGCAGAACATATTGTGCTGCTGTTTGTATGATAGTGGCAAAGGCTAATCTAATGCAGATAACCCAAAAGGAGTTGTCAGAAAAAACAGGATACGATGTTTCTACAATCCGTATTCAAGCAAAGAAGATATTACAGATGTTAGGTTATAATAGCCTAAAACAAATTAGTGGAAAAACAATAGGAGAAATGATAAAATGATAGAAGAAGAATGGTATGAATATTATGTATATTTAGAAGAACTTAGACAAAGTGGAGTAACCAATATGTTTGGTGCTTCTCCCTACCTGCAAGAAGCATACGGTTTAAATCGAAGAGAAGCCAGTAAGGTTCTAGTTAGTTGGATGGAAAACTACAATGAACTTGTAGAAAGAAAAATAATTGTGAGGAATTGAAATGAGAAGAGTATTAATTATAGGCGCAGGTGGAATTGGAAGTTTTCTAATTCCGCTTCTGAAGAAGACGGGACTGTATTCTATTACAGTAGCAGACCCCGACATAGTAGAAATGAAAAATATACCGTATCAGAATTACGGCAAAGAGGATGTTGGGGATAATAAAGCATCAGTGATGCACACTAGGTTTAATTTAACAACCTGCATACCGCATAAAATTCTAACTACTAAGCAAATGGAAGGATTCGATTTGGTTATATCTTGCGTAGATAATCTAAGTCTTAGGAGAACCATGTACCGAAGTAATTTTAATTGGCTAGACCTAAGAGCACAAGGCCGCAATGCTGCGTTTATATCTTCGGACTCTAGTCCGGATATGTGGGACACTATGTTGGCTGGGCCGGATGGAAGTTTTTCTTGTCAAGGAGATTCTTGGGATGGAAGTAATAAAAATGTTCACTTTATGCAAGTGGCAATTGCTGGAATGGCGGCAGAATGGATTCAAAGATGGTTCAATGCTGAAGATGTTGGGCTTTTTAAGGTGGTAAATGTATGACTGAAATGATGAATGATGATTTAGGCCCCGATTACAAAGTTGGGATTGTATCTGAATGGGAATTAAATCCTGAAGTTACGGCGAAGTTCCTATCAGAAATATGGAAGTCTTCTACAGAAATACTTCCAAAACTGGAAGTACAGGTAGTCATTGATGGTAATGACAGACTACATATTAGTAGTGGTACTGCTGGATATGTTGATTTTAAAGTAGACCCAGTAGGAATGAAACTTCCCATCAAATGTTGGATTCATACGCACCCATTCGGTTCCGCCTATTTTAGCAGTACTGATATTAGTACGGTTTCTATTTGGGAACCTATGATGAAATCTGCAATAGTAGTGGGTGGAGAGGGGCACTATGGTCGTTGGAATAATATAAGTCCGAAGCAGTTGATGATTTATAACGACTACCGTTTTGAGAGAGTTCAGAGTTGGGAATATGATTCAGTAATGCCAAGTGCTTCTTCAGTCATTCCGATTGATTACGAAAGACTTAGAGAAATTCTGTTAGACTACGATTTTATTACAGAACACGAACTCATAAATGCAGAAGAATTACTTAGACTAGAGCAGGGGGAAGAGGAATGAAACTTAGGCACAGAAGAATGGAGAAGAAACTTCTAGAAGCAACGGAGGTCGGGCAAGAATTGACTTCTGACCAAGCGATAGATATTCTGAAAAAACTAATAGGGCCTGTTAAAGATAGAAGTAGTTACCGCCATCAGACTATGGCGTTTATTCCTACAATGCAGGGCATGGCCTACCTACTAAGAATATCTAACCACTTTACTAAATGCGAAGTAGGCATGAGAAAAAAGAATGTTTGGAGGAGAATAGTATGATACAATGGACGGTTAGAAAACTAATTGGTTTAATGGGAAGGGTGTATGTTTTCTTGGATAAGTTTCTAGACCATGATACTAGAGAAGTATTAGGGACTCCTATAGACGAAGATTTTCAAAATATGTCTAGGCGAGAATTGTGCAGATACATTGAAATCAAGTTAGGCTGGAAAGATGATGCCTTTTGGAATTTAGAATCTACTCAAAAGATTAGACTATGTTGCCAAGTAGCACGGTTGAATAGATTTAAGTTAGGTGAAGAAGAATGAACTTAGGGACTTTAAAAAAAGGTGACGCATTACAGAATATACATCTAGGCGTTAAGGCTACAGTTAAGTCAATCGAAAAGTTCACTAGGGGAAGCAAAAAATATACAATTTTTGTGCTAAATAACGATACAAGATGGAACGGGTATCATCTAATTAATAATTGGGAGTTGGCTAAATGATTAAAACGATAGGGAAATGGGTTGCCTTTCTCCCATTAGTGGAAGAAAGTGCTAGTGGAATAAAGAGCGAGAGCCTAGATAAAGGAACCGTTTTATTTGAGATGAAAGAAGTTACCAACGGACTAAAGGTTGGAGATAAGATACACTTTGATATTAACAAGGTTGCACATAAGAGTGGCGACTATTGGGTTATTGATATAGATTATATTTACGGGGTGGTTGAATGATTATACATGGTAAAGAAGTAAAGGAAAAATTACTACAGGGAATTAACTTAGTAGCAGATACAGTAAAACCTACTCTTGGCCCACAAGCAAAGACGGTTATCTTACAAGGTAATCCTCCTGTCATTATTAATGACGGAGTTACCATTACCAAGTATATTTCTCACCCCGACCCCTATGTTAGTTTAGGGGTTAAGATGGTTCAGAATCTTGCAATGCAAGCACAACAAAATGCAGGTGATGGTACTACTACCGCTTGTATTATTGCTCAAGCATTGTGTAATGGTTTAGCAGAACTAGATGCAACAGACTTGCACCATCTTAGATTAGAGATGGAGAGCATTAGGAATGCTGTTCTAAACAGTTTATCAGACCAAGCGATAGAAGTTACAGATGAAACTATAATTGATGTCGCCACTATTGCATCTAATAACGATGTTAGAATGGGTAAATTGATTGCAGAAGTATTATCTCATGTAGGTAAGGATGGAGTAATAACTGTAGAAGAAGGAAACCAATTAGAAACTTCTTATGAAGTTAAAGAGGGACTAGAAGTAGACGAAGGATATTTCAGTCACCTTATGGCAAACGACCCTTCGGGAATCTGCGAACTAAAGAATCCGCTTGTACTCACTACCAATAAAAACATCAGTAACTTTTCAGACTTATTACCAATACTAGAATTGGCTTCTTCTAAAGGAAAGCCCGTTCTTATATTCTGTAAAAGTATTCAAGGCCCTGCGCTAAACAATATGATTATGAATATCGTAGAGGGTAGAATAGAAGCATGTGTAGTAACCGCTCCTAATTTCGGCGATGCTCAACTAGATGAATTGGGAGACATTGTTTCTCTGTTAGGTGGAAAGGTATTCAGTGACGAGAATAATTCAGATATTACTTCTGCTACTATTGAAGACTTAGGTACTTGCGAGAAGGCAATAATTACTTCTAGCAATACTACTTTAGTCGGAGGAGAAGGAGATGTATCAGATAAGATTTCGTCTCTGAAAAGCCGCTACGAAGAAATAGAAACCAACTATGATAGAATGCGAATCAAGAAAAGACTTAGCAGACTACAAGGAGGAGTAGCAGTAATTACTGTAGGTGCAGGTTCGAGTATGGAAATGCGTGAAACTAAAGAAAGATTAGACGATGCTCTAAATGCAACAAAGGCCGCTTTACAAGAAGGAATTGTTTTGGGTGCTGGAAGGGCTTTATGGGATGCTTCTAAAGAATTAGATGGAAATGTAGAATTGAATAGAATTGTTATTGATTCTCTAAAGGCTCCTCAATTAATTCTTAGCGGGCATGTACCGTTGGTTCGCCTACTACAAGACAATCAAGGATGGAATGCAGTAAAGGGAGAATATGTAGACTTGTTAGAAGACGGAATCATCGACCCCGTTAAAGTTACAAAGAGTAGTTTTTCTGTAGCCATGTCTATTGCAATGCTATTCCTTACCACTGAAGTAGCAGTATTATTACCGGAGGAATAAATATGGAATGGGCTAAATGTAAATACGAAGGATGTAAGAAAAAAATACTTAAGAACAGTTTGATAACAATCGGAGAACAACCGACTTGGGTAAAAAAAATGATTGAAGGTGGATATTGCATGGAACACGGTGTCCTTTTATTTAAGGAGGAAGACTAATGTTCGATGACAAAACAATCGAAAGAATGACTATTGTTTATACAGATGGCTCTATGACCATTCTAACTAAAAACAAAGACGGTACTATGTCGGTTCAGAGGAGAGAAAAATGAGCAAGAAGAGGGCCGTCACCGTAACTTTACCTGCGCCATATGCAGCAGAAATTAAATGTCCTATATGTAGCGGCAATAAATGTAAGGTGTGTAGCAATACAGGTAAGATGAAAATAGAAGTCGCCCCGAAGATACCAATTCAAAGGGCGCACATCATCAAGTATGTAATTGATAACATACACGAAGTAGCGGGAGAACTCACTAGGATGTATGGGCTAACCCCCGAAATACAAACGAGGGAAATAGTAGAGGTCGAAGATGGCCAATATGAAATAGTTCAGATATCTAGTTTGGGCGGTGCTTGTTGGGTTGTTAATAGATTGGATTCCTTAGAGTCTCCTAGATATTTCATCTCAAGAAAGGACTTAGAGAAATTTAAAGGAGGGTTAATGATTGAGTGATTTAACATTACAAGGAAGGGTGGCTAGAAATGCTACAGATGAAATACAGATATATTCCGGAGAATACTGGAAGAAACAAGTGGTAGACTTTAGATGGTATTCTAATGATAAGCCTACAAAGAAAGGCATTAGGATGAATCTAGAAGAAGCGACTAGAGTACATGCGATACTAACTAGAATACTAAGAGAGGCTGATTTAGATGTGGAAAATAATTAAAATATACAAAGACGACAAGGAATTTGTTGCTTGGACTAAAAGAATAGAGAAGAAACTCAAGGGAGAAGTCCTTAGCCAGTTTAAAGAATCATGGCCCAAGGTTAGAACTAATAATGAAGCAATAAAGGGTTCATTTGTCTACTATTGGGAAATGCGTACTGGGGCTGGCCAAATACATAATATGGCCCAGCCAATGTCTATCGGATATCTAGCATATTTGGCAGATGGCGCACAAGCAGCAGGTAGAGAAGATATCATAGAAGTTTTAAACAATATGATTATGAACATACCTAGGATAAATCTTGAGATAACTAACGGGTTAGTTACTAAGATGAAAGGTGACAACCCTACTGAAGAAGGTGTAGTGGATGAAGAGGAATGAATGGATTCGTATTGGTAGTAAATTAACCAAATTAGCGAATAATAAAAACAATAGCGTACTATATCCTTTTGATGATAAAGAAAAACAACTGATAAAGGAAATGATAATAATAATAAATGGAGTGATAAAATATGACGATGAAGAAGTTAGCGAGACTGTTAGAAGCGACGAACTACAAAACTCCAACACAACAACAGGCTTTAGTTTCCAAAGAACTAGAGAAATTCGAAAATAGGCCAGCCCTATTTTCTATTCTTTCTATGGAATATGAAAGTAATAACATAGGACTGTCGAAGGCTAAGAAGTGGATAGCGAGGGCCTTGAATATATTTGAGGATGAAGTTGATTCAATGTATGCCGCACTAAATGATTTGGGCGATGCTATTTATTCTTTAGATAGTAGCCAAACATCAGAAACCGAAATAGGTTTGGGCGAAGTACTTTCACTACTACAGATAGAATGTAAGGGGATAGACTCTAGTGAATTTAATACCTTTAGCCTGTCCTTTAATTCTATGTCTTCATTGGAAAGAAAATGGTTCGTTAAATATTGGCTAGGTGTTCCTAGAAATGGTATAAACATTGGCAATGTTCAAAAGATGTTGGCTAAGGCTTATGGTAAAAAATTATCAGAAGTTAAACACCATACTAATTTTAATTCTATTCAAGTGACTACTAGATATTATGAGATGAAAGAAGAACCGTCATGTTCTTTGCAGCATGGTAAGTTTCTAAAACCAATGCTAGCAAAAGAAATTCCTATGAAAAAGTGGCCCAGAGATAAGATTGTCGATTATAAATATGACGGCAATAGATATCAAGTCCATAGAAAAGGCGAGAGTGTTATTGTTTTCAATAGAAAAGGCAGAATCGTAACCCCACAATTTTCAGACATAGTGAATCTTGTAAAAAATTACAGTGTCGATTGTATTCTAGATGGTGAAATCTATCCGATTAAGGAAGACGGTAGCCCTGCGGAACACAAAAGGATGGGAACTAGGGTTCACTCAAAAGACCATGCTAAAGCAGTACAGGATTGCCCTGTAAGATGGGTGGCCTTTGATGCTCTAATGGTGGGTGGAGAAACTCTTACAGATTTGCCCTATCATGAAAGACTAGAAAAGATGTCAATGATACCCGACCAAGCACATAGAATGGAAAAGGGTGGTGATGTTTTAGCATTCTATAACATTGCAATTAATGATGGGTTCGAAGGAATCATTGTTAAAGATGCTAACCATAAATATGAGTCAGCCAAGCGTTCTACTTCTTGGGCTAAGTATAAGCCTCCTAGAATTGATTTAGATGTAGTGATTACTTCTGCTAGATACGGAGAAGGGGCTAGGGCAGGATTCTTTGCTTCTTTCGATATAGCAGTAAAGAGTGAAGATGGTTTCATGAACATAGGTTCTGTAGGAACTGGACTATCAGAAAATGAAATGTTTGTATTAACAAATAAGTTACGAACATTGGTAGAGGGATATAAGGGAGATACTTATTTATTCTTACCAAAGGTGGTAATAGAAGTTACTGCCGATTTAATCTCAAGAAATAGTAAGGGAGATATTGGTCTAAGGTTTCCCCGAATAGTAAAGATAAGAGAAGATAAATATGTAGCAGATATTAATACAGTATCAGATGTAATTCAGACTATGAATGGATTTTGATATAATGCTAGACCCCGAAATACAGACTTGGTGCGAGAAATACGAAAGAGTGAACACTTATTCCTTTATGGTTTATGGTGACATAAGTGATGAAGAAATAGAGTTTGTAGGAGGCGGGGTTAAAATCCACCTTCTATCAAGAGGAGTAGACCCACCAATGATGTTATTTTCTAAGGGTATAGATGAAGAAGAAGCCAAGTCCCTAAACATTTACAGGGGAAATAATGTAACAGTAGTTGTTGCAAATTGTGAACTCTCGGAATATATCATAGAGATTATGCTAGAGGGTTTAAATTTTCTTAGATTTAAGAGTGAGTGTTTAGGTACGGGACAGGTGACAAATTATGTTTAGTAAAGAGGTTATGGTTGGCATTTTTATCGGCGTTGCTAATTGTGATGTTAGAATAGAATCAGACTATAGAAGTACATTGGGATATCAAGTAAGGCCTAAGATTCAGATTAGAGGGGAATTGGATTTCCTTAATCAAATTAAAAGAACTCTATTACAATATAATGTTAAGTGCCACATCAAAGAAAGGGAGTCTAAACTAAGACAGAAACCAATACTAACTATTTCTAGAATAAAGGATTTAGTTATTATAAGCAATATAATTCCTCCGGAATATTCTGATGCAAGAAATCAGTGGCCGGACTTCAGAACCGTAATAAATATAATGAATGATAAAAGACATCTTAGCCTTAGTGGACTAGATGAAATATTAAAAATAAAGGGATTGATTTAATGGGACTAACCAATATGAATAAAGATAGAACTATAGTAATTACCGGAAAGAATGGAAGCGGTAAGTCTACTATGGCAAAGGAGATGTTTGAAGATGCTATTATCTACTACGCTAATGATATGGAAATACTTGATATTAAATCGCTACCGAAGGAAAGAGGAATAATAATAGAAGACATACACTACAAGCCGAAGAAAGACGAGATACTAAATGTTCTTAGAAACTATGGCGGTAAAGTGGTAATGACTTCGTTGAATCAAAAAAGTATTCCTGCTGATATTAAGAATAAGGTTAAGTTCAAGAGAGCAGGAAACAAACAATACCTAAGAGAACAGATTAAGGAACTAGCACCTAGATGCGAAGAACCCCTTTCATTGGAAAGAGATACATTCTCTTTAGTAATGGAATACATGAAGCAAAGTGATAGGAACTTAGTTGCTAAGTTATTAAAAATTAACAGGCCAGCAGACACGCAGATTATGTCTTGGCTTGTAGAAAACATCCACCCGAATAGATTGATATTCGCAGATGGAGTCGTTAAGAGAAAGTGGCCACTGAACTACTTTTACGAAGTGTTAGCATATGCTTACATAGGTAAGAATTACAGTAGGCCAGCATTTCCTAAACGCAAAGCATATTCCAAAATACCTTCTCTATGTAGAAGGCTAAAACTAAGAAGCGGAGATGAAAGACTTCTTCGCCAATTATGTAAAGATGAAGACTTTAGCCGTTGGGCTAAAACCAAACTAAACAATAGTGAGTGTAGATTACTCGGTCTTGGTGAAAAGAAGATAAGAAAATCTAAACCTAAAATAAAAATAAGTAAGTTAAGTGATTATTATGATGAAGGAATGCGTGGAAAGAAAAACGATTGATATTGATAAAATAAGAATGAGGTCTTTAGCAGGATTTTTTGTGATAAACCTTTGGATATTTCTATTCTATATTGTATTAGTAATAGAAATGAATAACGGGTATCATGATGGAGACTTTACAGAATTATTATTCTGGCTAACATTGATAACTCACACGACAGGATTTCCTTTAATCTATTATATGTTCTACTATCCTCAGTTTTGGTATGCTCAAATGAGAGCCGATGTAAGAGAAGTTGAAGTAATAAAAGAAGTCGAAGTGCTTAGGGAAATAGAAGTAATAAAAGAAGTTCCTGTGTTTAGGGAACAGCAGCAACCTAGTGTTGTAATAAGAAATGTAAATGTAAAAGACGGAGTAATGATGAACGATGCTATGGACTGAGAAATATAGGCCCGCTTTACTAAGCGGAATAAAAGGACAGGAACACTTCGTAATGGATGCGGAGAATTGGGTAGAATTACAGAACATGCCAAATGTTTTGTTTTACGGTACTTCCGGTACAGGTAAAACTGCGGCAGGTTTAGCCCTAGCAAAAACATTACTTGGTGAAAATGCACTAGATAATTTCTTTGAGATTAATGCTTCTGACGATAGAAGATTAGAAACTGTTAGAACTAAAATCAAAGAGATTGCCCAAAGCGGTAAACTTGGTAATGTTCCATTCAGAATAATTCTATTAGATGAAATGGATGGAATGACCAACGATGCACAAAACGCATTGAAAAGAATTATGGAAAGATATTCAGACAATGTTAGATTTATTATTACTTGTAATGATAGAACTAAAATTATATTCGCACTACAAAGTAGGTGTGCAAACTATCACTTCAAGCCTCTTGTACCGGCAGTAGTCGGTTCAATTTTAATGGACATTTTGGACAAGGAGAACATACCTAACAGGCCAACCGAGTCCGAGATGCAGGGCTTTATAGGTGTTTATGGAGGTGACTTAAGGAGAGCAATCACCGAGTTACAGGCGGCAATTGCATCTGACAAACCACTGAAGGTACAAGTCCAAGAAGGACTACAGGAATATGAAAATATAATTAATGAACTTATCAATAAAAATACTGACATTCTTACAACACTACACAACTTACTATACGACGGTAAAACCGTCAAGGATATTTGTGTTTCTTTGCATGATGTTATTATCAATGCTACTTTAGATGGAAATGTAAAATACAAATTTTTGAGAGTGATAGGAGAAAGTGAATACCGGTCTACTACTATGACACCGAGAGTTTTACTCTCATGGATGGTAGGACAATTAATATGAAAAAGGAGGAATCTGAAAATGGATGAAAAAACGAAAAACGAAGTAGAGCAAGGAGCAAGTCTTCTAGGTCTTAGTGTTGAAGATGCACTGACCAAGTATGGAGATATTTGCAGAGAGAACGGGGTAGATGCCCAAAGCCCAATCGGTTTAGGATTATGGCGAAGCCATGTTGCCCAAAGCCGTAGGCAGAAATCTAAACCTAGTGGTGGGGGAAATAACCAATTGTCCAAGAAGGCATTTGGTTTCTTTATCTCACTAGAGTCTCCTAGAGACACTATGGTTTGGAACAGAAACAAGGCTAAGGAAGAATACGGTAGAAATCCGGATGCGGCTTTAGAAGCAGGGCTAATTGCAACTGCTGAAGAAACTGACGGTGGATGGAAAATCCTTAGAGTGTTCAAGGGCGATTACCAAGAAAGAATCGTTAAGTCACTACCCGAAGGCGCAGAAGAAATTGATGGGAATACTATTATTCCTTTAGATGCTACTGACCGCTATCCTAACGGTGGGACAAACCGCAACTTTGGAAAACCACTACCAGCACAAGAATTCCGTAGAACCGGAGTTTTCTATGGTATGGTTGGAGACAGTACAGAAATGAAACCGTATTTCTTTTCTTACAAGAAAGATGGTTGTCTAGAATTTGCACCAAATTGTTTCGAGTATCTACACATGGTTGTAATTAAGAATGAAACATCGGATGACATTTATGGTTATACTGAAGTTACTAAGGCTAGCCTAGTAATGAATGAAAACCTAGACCCTGAGAATTCAGACTACAGGGATATGTCTAACTTCGATTATGTTTCTACTCTTACAGAAGTATTTTCTGATAAGATTGCAGAACTTGTAGATATTGATAGGCAACATGCTAACTTAGCAATGCTTCCGGTAAAACAGAGATATGTTATTACTGACGGTACTGTTTGTAATATGAACATGACTCCATTTGGAAATGGAAACCGTGTCCTAAACATTACTGACTTAAATGCAGAGTTCGATTATGAAGGTGGAAATAACATGACTACATGTTGGGTTCCCGAACATATCGGAATTGATTTTGGTATAGGAAGTAACATTATTGTTATTGGAAGAACTTCTCAAAGACAAGGAGACGACGGGCCGGAACCAGTTACAATTAATGTATCGGGACTTCTAGTTGTAGAAAGAGTTGGCTCTCCTGTAGAAATTGAGCAGACTGAAGAAGCCAACGACGATTGGTTTAGTTGAGTTCCAAAGGGGATTACGCCTCTTCAACAATTAGTGTAAATATATTCTAATGGGAAAAGAATGATATTCGAGTGGGTGCGAAGCCCATGTTTTTAATGAGGAATTATAATGAGTGAATTAATAGATGAAAGATATGTAATGAAGGCTGGCAGTTATTTGGCAGACTTATCCCTTGTGGAATTTATTACATGGAGACAGAACGACGACGGAATTCTATTGAAGTTGCATTTAGGGCAGAAGGAAATAAGGTTCCTTAGTACTAAAGAAATGGCAATTGAAATAATGGGAATTTGGACAAAATTCCGTGGTCAAGAAATAGACTTTACAGAATATGAAATAGGTGGTAAATATGAGTTTAACTAAAATGAAAAAAGAAGTTATGGAAGAAGCAAAGGAAACTGCTGATGCTAAGAAGAAAACAATCTTTGGTAAAAAGCAGGAAGAGTTTAATTCTTCCTTTGCAGAGTATATGAAGAAAAAGCGAGAGAGTAAAAACTCTCGATTAGTTCTAGGTATTTGGGGAGAACCCAAAACTGGGAAGACAGGCATTGCTTTAGATTTCCCCGATAGAAAGATATATGCTTTAGATTGGGATAAGGGTGTAGATTCTACATGGCATGAATGTCACGACTCTACAGATAGAATAGAAGTTTTCTGCCCTATCGAAATGAACAAGGATAATATTGTTGATATTAATAAGAGCGAAGAAAATTCTCTATTATTTATTAACTATGTTAGAGGAAAGATAGAAGCGGGAGAAAAACCTGTATTCGTTTTCGATGGAGTGGATTCTTGGTTTGATTCTTGCATGTTGAAGGTAAATCCTAATCCTAGAGTAGTAACTAAAATCATGCCGTTTATGTATGGTGCTAGAAACAAAACCTTCTACTTCCTAATGGAAGCAGTATTCCAATTAAATTGCGATGTAATTTATATTACCCACGAGACTGAAAAGTACCAAGACAATTCGCCTGTTGGTATGATACCGGCTTGGAGAGATTGGGGTGGAAAACTAGAACAGGAAATACATTGCTCTAGAAAAAAGATTA